TAACTACAAGTAGACGTCACTTTTGACGGTATGGCCTTGCATTTATACGCAGTGCGTGTATAATTAAGTTCATGGATAGCACATCGCTACCCACCGCGCCTCGGGAACAGGGGCTACAGGAGAAACAAAATGATCAGCTTCATCGAATCCGCATCCAGCCGTGAAACCTCCGTCGAAATCATGGACGCTATTCTGTGGCTCGCCCGCGGCGACGAGACCGAAGCCGTTCGCATCTGGGAAGCGCCGACCGACCGGGAAATGCTTGCCCTATGGGAGCGCGTCACCAAGAACGGCCTTGTCTCTGCCGACGAATTCTGCTGGGGCGCCGCCGGGTCTAAGTGGGCCGCTGGCTGCAATGCCTAACCATCCAAACCGGGGGCCGAAAGGCCCTTCTGCCAACCCATCGCCGGGAGAAGTCCGCGCCGCCCGTGAGGCGGCCGGACTTTCGCAAACCGCGGCGGCCGCGCTCATCTACTGCACTCTCCGCGGTTGGCAGGAGTGGGAGGCCGGCAATCGACGTATGCACCCCGGGCTGTGGGAGCTTTTCAGGATCAAAGCGGAATTTCTGCGGGGCGGGAATAGCGCGCCTCAGACCGCGCCCTGAAAATCGATCCTGGCGCGATTGTGGAGGTCACTTCCCGCCCCTGACCTTTTCCCAGGAGCGGCCGATGACGTAGCCGGTCATGACGGTCCCGAAGAGGGCCAGGACGGGTTCTGGGATGCTTGCCATCCAGGCTTTGAATCCGATGGTGAACGCGGCGGCGCGCTCGGGGGCGAAGACGGTCAGGACGCCCATGGGGATCGACCACAGCAGCAGGATGTAGACCACGTAAAGAAAGGACGGACGGGCGCGGCTGGTCCAGGGATCGGCGCTTTGGGCCTCGGCGATGATGGCGGAGAGCTGGATTTTCATGGCATCGAGTTCGCCGGCCTGCTCCAGGCGCACCAGCTCGGCCTTGGCCTGCTCGCGCTGCGCGGGATCCGGGAATAGTTTGTCGATGAGTTTTCCGCCGATGGCGAACAGGCCGGAGAGGGTGATGGGGTCCATGGTCAAGCTCCAGACAGGGCGCGGTTGGCCCGGGAGTAGAAAGACAAGCGCTCGGCCAGGCCATTGATGCGGCTGTTCGGCGCCGAGCGCTGGCCGGTATTGATGAGGGAGCAGGCGCCGAGAAAGTCGCCCGCGTCCATGATTTCGTTGAGGCCGCGGGATTGCCAGAACCAGGCGGCGGAGGTCGAGGCCCAGGACGGGGTTTCGAGGATTTCCGGGGTTTCGAGGAGGCGATCGTCGCCAAACAGCGCGCGGGAGCATTGGGTGACGTTGCGCCGGCCGGTGATCTGGATCAGCCCGCGGCCGCGGTAGCGGCGGCCGTCGCCGGGGGTCGTGTTGCCGAGGTCGGACCGGCCTTCGTAGGCCGCGCCGTCGGCAATCTCCAGGGTATAGCGCAGTTGGCCGGATTCGACGGCCACGCTGGCGAGAAAACCCGCGATGCGGTGCGGGGTGGCGATCTCGAAGGCGCTCATGGCACGGGAGAGCGGCGCGGCGTAGGTGTCCGCCAGGCGCTTGGCGGCCGGCATGACGGCTCGCAGGAGGCCAGGGGAGATCAGACCGGAGAACTGGGTGTCAACGCGCATGGGTCGCCCAGTAAGCGAGGACGGAGAGCCAGAGGACCAGGACGCCAAGAATACAGGCGATGCGGACGCGGATTATCCATTTACAGTGGGCGCAGTCCTCGGCTTCCGGCGCGCGCCGGCAGGCCTGGCATTTACGGTCGTTTTTGATCATGGCAGCGGGGCGGGATTTTGGAGAGGTAGCGGATGCGCCGCTCGCAGGCGAGCATGAGGGCGACGCCGATGGCGCCGACGGTGGCGGGCCAGGGCGGGATTTCGCCGAGGGCGAGCATGGTGAGGGCGCCGAGGGCGGAGACGGCGAGGCACCAGAAGGCGGCCTGCAGCAAGAGGGGCGAGGTGCCGGCGCGCATGCGGTTGATAGCGGGCTCGCAGCGCCAGAGGACGGCGGCGCAGGCGGTGGCGGCGACGATCTGGGAGAAGAGGTCAGCGGTCATTCGGCGGGGTTCCGCGGGTCAGAATAAATCGATGGGCGACTCCGCCGGCGGCGTGGAAAAGCAGTCCGATGGCGACGGCGGCGGGGAAGGTGACCATTTCGGCGGAGACGGCCGCCGGCCAGCCGGGCACGGCGGGGAGCGCGGCGGCGAGGGCGGGGGCTGTCCACGCGGCGATGAAGGAGCCGAGGATGACGCTGCCGATGCGCACGGCGAACTCCATTTGCGGGAGGTAGAACTGCGCCCACAGGGCACCGGCGGCGCCGGCCAGGGCCAGCATGGGGTCGATGCCGATGGCTTGGGCGGCGGCCATGACGCCGAGCCCGAGGGCTGCGCCGGTGGTGGGGGATTCGCTGGAGAGCATCACGGCAGCACCAGGGCCGGGAGTTCAGCCACCAGGTCGGCGGCCGCCGGGATCGGGCGCAGCCCCTCCTGGCAGTCGGTGAGCACGGACTGACAATGGACCCAGCAGGCCGCGCGCCAGGCGAGAAACGCGGCGCCCTCGGCCTGGAATGCGTTTTCTACGGCAGCATAGGAGCAGGCGGAAAGGATGTTGTCGTAACCGCGGGCCTGGGCCGCGCCATCTAGATGGAGCTGGACGACCCGGGTCAGGGTGGCCGCGATCTGATCGTCTGAGGGAACGGGAGGGACGTATACCTCGACCTCCCCGAACTCGCCAGCCGCCGCGGCGGCGAAAATGGCGCGGCCCTGGGGCTCGGGGTCGTCTTCCCGGGCGGTATAGGGGACCTCGCCGATCCCCGGCAGGGTCAGCAGGATATCGATGGCGGTCAGGGAGTCGTCAATGTAACGGGGCAGGCGGGCGGTGGTCATTAGCTGATCCTCTGAAAGAGCGACACCCAGACATCCGAGATGCCGGGGTCGGCAATCACGCCGCCGAGCATGCGCCATGTGCCGGAGAGAGCGCCGCCGGAATTGGATATGGTGTAGACTCCGGACACGTCCAGAATCGCCGCTGCGGAAAGAACCGACCCCGCAAAGGTGGATCCCGGCGCGATCGATCCGGAGTATCCCGATGACGACAACCGTGCGAAGCACAGCGACCCGATGGCGCCATGGGTCATGGCCAAGGGGTTCGCCCCCAGCGCCGTGGTCACGTCAGACGAGGTGAGCGTGACGGCGCCGGCGCGGCCGTTGAAGGTCATGCCGCGGAAAGCGAGGAATTTTGCACCATCGCAATAGAGTAGTACGGACTCGCCGGCAATCAGGGGCAGTGTCGTTGCCCCCCCCACGGTTTCGGTCAAGTTTGGATCGATGGTGACCGTCCCGCTGCCGACGTTGGAGACCGCAAAAAAGAATCCGTCGCCCAGGGTCGCGGCGGCCGTGATGGACAGGGTGAAAGTGCCGTTGCATTCGATGACCTGGCCGCGGTCGCTGGCCACGACGGTATAGGCCCCGGTCTTGCTGACCGAACGGCAGAAGCTCGTGCGGAGCGCGGACTGTACGGCCACAAAATTGGCCGAGTCGGTCCCCAGTAGGTCGGCGATGTAGGTGCGCAGCGCGGTCAGGAAAGTCTTGACGTCGCCCTCGGTGGCGGTCGAGGCGGTGGCCGAAGTCGCGGAAGGAAGGCTGCTCATGTCAGAAGGTCCACATGGGGTTGGAATCGGACGTCCACATCAAGGCCGAATCGGAGGTCCAGAAATAGTCGGACTGCAGGTCGTAATTGACCTGTATCCACGGCCCGCGGGTGAGGCCGACGGCGGCGACGCGGACCAGGGTATTGGCGCCATAAAGGGCGATGGCGGTGAAATTGGCGGCGGCGACCTCGCCGCAGCGGGTCCAGGCGCCGGAGCCGTTGCTCTGCTCGATCAGATAATGGTCGGCACCGGCCGCCGGGCGCCAGGAGATGACCATCTGCTCGGGGTGGCCTGGAACCGAGCGGGCGGCCAGGCCGGCCACCACCGGCGCCGTCGCGGTCGCCGGCAGTTGCCAGGCGGTGGCTCCCGGCGCCGCGCCGGTGTCGGCGGTATGCACGTAGTCGGACTCGACCACAGCGGCCAGCTCCACCCGCTCGCCGTTGCGGGGCCGGATGGCCAGGGCGCGGGCGAGGATGTACTGGGCATTGCTGGGTCCGAAGGCGTAATGTGTCCGCTCCCGAGTGGTGCCGGTATCCGGCGTCGGGTCGGTGCCGGCGACCCAGTCGCTCAGGGTGACGTGGTAGGCATCGACCCCGGCGACGGCGGTGTAGGGGCCGGCGGCGGAGCCGTCCCGGCGGCGCAAGGCCAGCACATGGGCGCCGCCGGCGGTCCAGTCCAGGGGGTCGGAGACGATGGCGCTCTTCGCCGCCTCGTCCCAGGCGACGATTTCGCCGGACTGGCCCCAACTGGGCATGTCGTGCTGCACGGCCAGGAGGTCTCCCGGCGCGGGGATGAAGCCCTCCATCTCGGTTTCGAATTTGAGCATGCGGCGCCGGTAGCGGTTGCAGGCCGCCATGTACATGCCTTCGCGCCAGGCCTGGTCTCGGCTGGTAACGCCGAAAAGGTCGCGCTGGGCAGGTTTGGCCGCCGCGCTGCCCGGCAACTGCGCCCGCACGGTGCGGCGGGTCCAGGTCGAGGCGTCGAAATAAGCGACATCGATGGCGTCGGCGGTTTCTTCCGAGGGCATGAGATAGTCCATGGCGAAGCTGCCGCGGACGATGTTGCGCTGCGTAAACATCGCCATCGGCAGGGATTCCGCGGCATCGCGGGCGAAATGGACGATGCCGCCCTGCAGGTAGGGAATCGCCCGCCCTGCCCTCGCCACCAGCGACAGCGCCTCCATGACGGTCCCCTGGCTGTCGAAGACGCCGTCGAAGGTATCGCCGCGGGACGTCCACACGGCGTCGAGGGATTCGAGGGCGGCCAGGTCGATGCGGGCATCGTCGAGGCCGGCGCCGTAGGCGGCGCGGCAGACATCGGCCAAAGCCCAGGCAATCGAGCGCGTTGGCGCCGCCGCGGCCCAGCCGCCGGCTGCCGACCAGGCCTGCAGCTTGCGGGTGGCAATCAAATTGAAGCGGCGCGACGCCTGGGATGAGAGGTTGTTGGTCGCCTTGGCGCGCACGGCGATCAGCGTCAGGGCGCCGTAATCCTGGCTGCCCGGCAGGTAGGCCCGCAGGCCGGCCCAGGACAACTCGTGGCTATAGCGCGGGTCCGTCTGCTTAATGTCCATGCGCGTGAAGCGCACCTCATAGCGGCCCAGGGGCACGCCGTAGCGATACGAGAGCCGCACCGGCGTCGTGGTGCCGGCGGAGTGGAATTCGGTGGCGAGTTCGAACCAGGCGGCCAGCGGGGCTCCTGAATCGTCGATGAGGCGCGCTTCAGTCTTCCATCGGGTGGAGATTTCGTCGAGGCCGCCTTCGTCGTTGGCGTAGAACAGACCCCGAGGCATGACCACATCGATGCCGATGGTGTCGCACAACTCGCCGGCGCCGGAGGCGGTGAAGGGGCCGAGGGCGGTGGCGTACAGGGCCTCCTGACCGGCGACCTCGATGGACGAGACCACGTTGATCGGGAATAAGGTCATCGGGCTGCCGGGGGGGACGATTTCGTAGGTGATTTCGTCAAAATTCCCGATGTCGGTATCCTCGATCCGCAGGGTGTCGAGTTCGTATTCTCCTTGTCCGACCACGAACAACTGGTAGAGGTATTGCTCGTTGCCGGCGTATTCGACGTAGGGCCGGGCGGCGAAGTCGGGATAGACCAGATGGCGGCCGTAGAGGGTCGGGATCGGCTGCCCAAGGCGGGCGGTGTTTCCCTGGGCTGCAAGGCTGTAGGTCGGCGAGGGACTGGCGAGGGCGCCGGCCTGGTGGGATTTCGGCGCCTGGGCGGGGGGAATCAGGGCGTTGACCACGGCGTTGCCGATCATGGAAATCCCGGCGCCGGCAATGGCCACGAAGGTCTGCGATGACATGCCGATGGCCGACAGGCCGGCGGCAACGGCCTCTGTGCCGAGCAATTCGCCGGCCAGAACCGGCGCATAGGCGGCGATGGCGATGGACAGCAGGATCCGCAGCGGGTCGGAGCCTCCGCCGCCGCCCTGGGGCAGGACGACGAAGGCCACGACATCGCCATCCCGGACTCGGCGATTCCAGGCCGCCCGCGGCATCCAGCGTCCATTGACGGCGCAGATCACCGGCGCGCGGGCCCGGGGCGCCAGGGCGGCGAGACTGCGACGGCGGCGCAGAGTGGAGACGGTGCGGCGATGGGCGGGCCGCAGGGGGTCGCGGGTGACGACGACCAGCGCCCTCACGACAGCCGCCTCCGATAGCCGGCGATGAGGTTCCACCCGTGGACGCAGAGTTGGGAGGGGCGCTGGAAACACACGCCGACATGGCGGGCGCAGTGGAGCACGCCGCCGGAATCGAGCCAGAGCCCGACGTGGTCCGGCTGCAGGGCCTGGCTCATGACGACGACGTCGCCCTCCTCCAGTTCGTCGATTGTCACCGCCCGCCAGAGCTTTTCGGCGGCGCCGGCGGCGACGGCATGGCGCACGGCCAGGGGCCGGTCGGCGTCCACCGCCACGGCCGGCAATTCGAGCCCGTAGCGACTGCGGTAGATGGCGCGCACCAGGCCCCAACAATCGTAGGATTCCGGGCCTTGGCCGCCGCTCTGCCAGGGCCGGCCGATGTAGGGGCTCGCCCAGTGGATCATGCCGCCAGCCCAGGGAAGCGTTCGCCGTCGTAAATCTCGGACGGAAAACGGCGGTTGGCGAGGTCGGCGAAGCCCGCCCGGGCGCGGACCCGGAAAACGTCGGCGCTCGCGGCCATGACGGTCATGGTAACCGGCGGGTCGGTCTGGGGGCCGGAGGGGTCGCTGGCCAGATAGGGCCGGTAGGTCACCTCGATGAGGTCCTCGGACTGGGCGGCGAGGTCCAGGTAGGGCATCAGTTCGGCGGCGGCATTGTCGAGGGTGATTTCGATTTCCGAAACCGTGGCCCGCTCGGCGGTCGGGAGGGCGAAGTCGAAGCCTAGGGCGACGAAGGTCACCGATTCGCCGGGGTTGGCCGGTGCCGTGGCCTCCAGGGTGGCAGTGAAATCCTGGCGGTCGCGGACGACCCGCACCGGGCTCGGGAAGGCCCCATGGCGAAACTCCAGGGTATGGAGCACCACTTCGGCCGCCGGGGCGCTGGCGTAGGCCTCGGCGAGGGCGTCGGAGAGGGAGAAGTCGGGCATCAGGCGGACAGCGCCGGAAGGTCGGCGGCGGCGAATTTTTTGGGGTAGAAGGTGAGCGACCTGAACCAGCCGGCGCCGGAGCCGCCCAAGCGCAGTTGATCCACCGCCGGCACGACGATGGCTGCATCGGTTTCGACGGCGCCGCCGTTGACGCTGACCCGCAGGCCATCGGCGTCGAAGGCCAGCGCCGTGGTGGCCGTGGCGAGGCCGGCGACGGAGGTGTTGCTGGTATCGGCGCCGGTGACGCCCGCCGCGGCGATGAGCACGTCCGCATATTGGGAGCCGGATAGACCGGTGCGGACTGAAATATGGTTGTTGCCGGTGCCATCGTAAAGGGCGACGGCATCGTAGACGCTGGCGGCGGCATAGGCCGGCGACAGGCGGGCGGCGATCAGCGTGCCGGCGGCGTTGTACCAGGCGCCGAAGGCGGTGCCGGTCATTTCGGCGACGTCGGCCGCCCTCGTGACGGCGGCGGTGGTGGTGGGGACGTAGGATGTCGGGAAGGTCCCCGCCTCGACTTGGCCATATCCGGCGTAGAGGCCCTTGCTGCTGTCGCCGGTATAGTTCACCTGGCCGGCGGCGTCCCGCAGATAGGCGTAGACCGACAAGGCCGTCGAGGAGGCGTGGCTCCCGGCCACGGCCACCCGATAGACGCCGCCGCCGAGGGCGAAGATCCAGGCGCCGACCACGGCGGGCGGGGTGCCGCCGTAGGTCGCGGCGGTGCCGATGGTGCCCTCCGAGAGGTCAATGTCCAGGGTGATGCCGTGGGCACCTGACCACTCCATGGTCATGCGCGCCTTGGTGCGGCCGCCGGCCTTGAATTTGAGGCTGAAGACGTAGGTAAGGCCGGCGCTGACGGTCAGCGGCTGGCCGATGCCGTGGCTGCCGGTGGCAGTGGTCTCGACCATTTGCTGGAAGCCGGCGAGGCCGTCTGGACCCGCGGCCGTGACGCCCATGTTGAGATTGTTCTTGGTGGCCCAGGCCCCATTGGCGAGGGTCTGGGAATAGAGGCAGAGATTGGTGCGCGCCTCCTCGACCAGGAGCCCGCGGCAGGCGTGGGTGACGGGGTCGTAGTCGTACCGGGGAGTATGGGCGGCGGCGGTCTGCAGCACGCCGGCGACGTCGAAATAGCTGGCGGTGCTGGCCCGGGTCAGCGTGAGGGCGACGCTGGGCTGGGCGAGGCTGGTGGTCTGGGAGGCGAGGCTGCGGGCGGTGATAAAATCCAGGGCCAGGGACGGCAGCCCGAGGGCGTTGCACAGTTCCGCCACCGAGGGCGGCACGATGCGCACCTCGACCTGGGCGGACACCTGCCAGTTACCGGCCACATAGTCCGCCTTGAAGGGGGCCACGAAGCGCACCTCGCGGGCAATCGGCCCGGTGTCGCGGCCGTCCTTGACCGGCATCACGATCCAGGCGGCGCCGGAGTAGAGATCGGTGGCCCAGAAGGCGCGGAAGGCCATCATCTGCGCCGGGGTCATGAGCCAGGCGAGCGTGACCAGGTCTGCGGCGGAGGTGCTCCGGCGCCGGACCCGGGGCGAGCCGGAGTCCATGTCGGTGCGGACGGTATTGACCCCCGCTTCCAGCGTGTAGCCGGCCGCGAGGGCGGCGGGAAGGGATGCGGGCCAGGTCGCCATTATCTCCAGGCTCCGGCGGATCGGTTGAGGGCGTAGGTGTTTTCCATGGCGGCGGCAACGGTTCCGCCGCGGGCGATGTCGCCGGCCACGGCGTTCTTGGCGGCCTCAATCACAATATCGATGATTGGACGGCCATTCTCGCCGCGCCGATTATTTACGCTCGCCGTACTGCCAGGCGCGGTATAGATGTTGATTTCAGGCGCCATCGTGCCGGCGCCGCGGGGGAGCACCCGCTCGCCGCGCTGCAGGATGGCAGGGACCTCGTCGTTGCGTAGGCCTGGCCATCCTCCGCGGTGGTAGCGCTGGGCGCCGGCAAAGGCGGCCAGCGGCACCCCCCGGGTAAAGGTCGCACCGGATTCTCCAACTAGGCCGCCGGCGTGGAAGCCGAACGCTGCGGTGAGCGACCCGAGAAAGTCGCTGCCCGACACTGCGGCGGCCAGGGGTTCGGTGATCTTCCGGCGGACGACGATGCGCAGGATGTCCTCGGCGACGCCCCGCAGGACTTCGGAGAACTTCTTGCCTTTGACGATGGCGTCCTCGAAGGCCGACGAGAAGGTCAACCCGAGGTCGCGGGCGACGTCGCGGGCGTCCTTGGCGGCATCCTTCGCCGCGGCCTGCTTTTCTGCCAGGGTCTCGGAGGCCTGGGTGATGCGCTGGCGCAGCGCCAATTCCTTTTCAAGAAATTCGATCTGCTCGGGCAGCGCGCCATTTTGCTTGGCCAGCGCCAGGGCGTCGGCCAAGCGGGCCTCGGATAGCGCGGCGATCTGCGCTTCGGTCATGCCGTACAGTTCGGCGTTGCGCTCGATTTTGCGCGCTTCTTCTTCCAGCCGAGGCAGGTGCTCGGCCATGGTTTTGGACTGGGCTTCCAGGGCCTGGCGATAGGATTCCTGCGCAGCCAGGTCGGCGTCCTGCAACTTGAGGACGTCGAGTTTTGCGAGAATCATGTCGCGTTGCGCCGCCGTGGCCTTCAGGGACCCGGAGTCGAGCTGCTGCAGGACTTTGGCGTATTCGCGCTCGGATTCGGTCAACTTGCCGGTCGCCTGCAGATCGAGGGCCTTGACGGCGATCTGTTCGTCCAGGCGGCGGATGAGGTCGGCCGCCGCGTCGGCGCGGGACTGGGTGGCCGCCGCCGCGCCGAATTGCTGTCGGTTCAGCGCGTCGTCCTTGGGCTTGGCGGCCTCGACTTCCGCTGCCGCCCGCGCCCGGTTCTTTTCCGTCAGGATTTGCAGGCGGCGCTCGGCGGCACCCAGTTCGCGCTGCAGGTCGCGCAGGCGATTATTGGAGAAATCCTTGCCCAGCAGACCGAAGCTCCCCGCCTCAATGTCGGCTTGCGTCGCAGCGACGCGCTTGCGGAGCGAGGCGACCTCTTCGAAGGCGCGGGCGGCGTTTTGCTCCATCACCCGGGCGGGGTTGATTTCTCCGCCGAAGACTTTGACCACGGCGGCACCGATGCCCAGGAAAGTCGCTTCCAGCAGCCCTCCCTCGCGTTGGCCGCGGACCATCCAATCGGTGATGTCCCGCAATGGACCGACGACCGCGCCCCCGATCTGGCGGGACAGCGCGCCGACGGCGATCTCCAGTCGTTTGACGTTTTTTTCGTAGGCATCGGCATCGGCCGCCTGGGCGGCGGTGACGCTGCCGACGAGCTTTTCCTGCTCGGCCAGGTCGTGCAGGTACGGAATGAGCGTCGCGGCATTCTTGCCCAGGATGGTCATCAGCGCCGCGGTCTTGCCGCCGCCGTCGGCGAATTTTTCCTGAGCGCGGGCGATGGACAGAAAAGCCTCGGCCGGGTCCATCTGGCGCAGGGCCTGAATATCGAGCCCCATGGCGGCGAGGGCCTTTCCGGCCCCCTTGGATTCGTCGTCGGTCGCGTGCAGCGCCTTGTTCAGTTTGGCGATGGAGGCCTCGATGGCCTCAAAATCCCTTCCGCCGATGCGGGCCACGCCTTTGAGGGCGGAGAGGTTTTCGACGCTGGCGCCGGTGGCTTCCGAGGCGTCCTTGAGCCCGCCCATGGCACCGATGGCCTCGTCGATCCGGCTCTTGAGGACAGTCAGACTGGTCACCCCGGCCAGCCCGGTGGCGGCCAGCGCGACCGTCTTGAAGCTGGAGGCGAGATTGACGTTGGCGCCCGTGAGCCGCGAGAGCCCGGCATTGACCGAGTCGAAGGCCTGCCGCGTCTGGTCTTTGGCGGCAACGACGATTTCGGTGCGCGTCGTCATTTAGAGCGATCCCTTAACTCGATCATGTCCAGCACCAGAGCATCCCGGTCTGGAATGCCGAGATACTCGACCACCCAGTCCAGGCCGGCCCAGTCGAGGCCTCCCAGCAGATTCCAGGCCTCGATCGCCATGCGGCATTCGGGCGGCGGCGGCGGCGGGGCGAGGCCTGGCCGACCCAGCGTCGAGATCCAGGCCGTCAGCCGTTTTTTTGCTGTTCACGCGCCTCCTCATAGCGTGTGTAGGACTCCACGACGGCGGTGGTCAGCGGCTCCCAGAAGTCGGGCCGATCGCGCAGCCAGGCCGAGAAGAGATCGCGGTCGAAATCTGCGGCGACGGGGTCGCCTCCCGGGATGAGATCAGACTCCCGGACGTTTTCCCAGCCGACCACCAGGCCTTCGGCGAAAGCGAGGTCGAACCGCCGTCCCAGCCAGGAGAGCTCGGCGACGGCGTAGGGAGAAGGCCGCAGAAAGACGAGGACGAAGTCCCCGATGGTCACGCGCCCCTGGCGGGCGCGGTCATAGCGGGCGCGGTCGATGGCCACGATCAGGCCGCGCAGACGGTCAGGGCGCCGAGCATGGTGATCTTGGCCGGCGAGGTGGTGACCGCCTGCTTGCCGCCGCCCGGGGCGCCGGTATAGCCGACGGTGCCGTACCAGAGGGCAAAGGCACCGTCGGGCCAGAGGATCTTGAACCCCTTGTTGGCGCGGGTCTGGAAGGCGGCGATCATGGCCTGTTGGGCCGCGTTGCTCGGGTCCCATTGCATGGTCATGTCCGCGGACATGGCATTGGCGCCGACGACGATCTGGGTGTCTTGCAAATCCTGGACCGTGGTGGTGTCGGTGGTTTTGATGTCGCCGCCGGTGAATGCGAAGTCCTGGACGCCGGTGATGGAGGTGCCCAGGGTGATCTTGTTGAGGGTGCCTGAGGCGAATGTGTTGTAACTGCTGGTATCAATGCCGGTGGCGCCGTCGACATCGGCGATCGAGAGCGTCGAGCCGGATGGCGAAATGACCTTGAACAGGCGGCCATTGAGCTCGACCATGCCTTGCACGGTGAGGAGGACGACGTCGCCGGCCGAGAGGCTGTGGGCGCTGGACGTGGTGATGACGCCGGGCGCGGCCTTGGTGATACTGTTGATCGTAAACGAGGAGCCGATGGCAGACTGCATGAACAGTTTAAGCCCGGCGTTGGTGCGGATGGTCATGATGGACTCCTATAGCGGGGTGGTGAGATCGTCCTGGGCGCACCAGACGGCGATCTGGTAGGCCGCTCCGAAGCGGTAGAGGGTTTCGGAGACGGACTCCGCATCGCTGCGGGGACCATCGAGGGCGAGACTGCAATGCCCGAACCGGGCGAGCACGGGATCCGCCAGCAGGGCGGCGGAAATCTGGGCATAGAGGCGGTCGGCATCCGCCTCCAGGCGTTCGGGGTCTGGAGACGACACGAAGAGATCGACCACGAAGGCGATGTCGATGCGCAGGGTGTCGAGGCCTTCCTGGCCCATGGCGACGCCATCGCGGCGCAGCAGGGCGTAGGGCGATTCATCCACCGAGACGGCGTCCTGGCGTCCGCGCTGGAAGCCAACGCTGCCGACGCCTTCGATCACCTGGGCGGCGCGGGCCATGACCTTTTCGATCACGGTGAGGGCGTCGCCTGCGGCGGCGCCGGAATCCAGGGTGGCGCCGCCCGTGAGGGCCGAGCCGGCGGCGGTGGCGCCGGCGGACACCGAGCCGACGGCAATCGAGCCGGTGCCGGTCAGGCTGGCCCCCGGGGCATCGCCGGAGCCGGCCGAGACGGCAGAAGCGGCGCCGGAATCGAGGGTGCCGAGGCCGGTCAGGTTGGCACCGCCGGCGGCGGCACTGCCGGCGGCCAGGCCGGTGATGATGGTGAAGGCGTCGGTCGAGACGAAGACGTCGTCGGCATACACGCGATAGGCGAATGTGTAGGCACCATCGGCGAGGCCGGCGGCATCGACGATGCCTTCCTCGGAGACCGTGATGGTGCCGACGCCGGGCCAGTCGCTATCGATTTCGGCCCGCAGGAGTTTTCCCGCATTGGCCGGGGCGATGGCCTCGTCGTAGAGGATGCCGGGGCCGCTGTCGCCCACCGCGGTATGGGCGGCGATGTCGGCCGCCAGGATCCCGACGTAGGGCGTCCCGGCGATAAATCCGCCTTTGTGCGAGGGGCGATTGAGCGGGCGCAGGATCATGCGGCCGTCCCGGACTCGTAATAGACGGCGCCGTCGTCGGTGACGGCAAGCAGGAATCCGGCGCCGGCCGGAATGCCGGCGAGGACGGCGATGCCGGCGCCGCTGGTGATCGATGAGCCGTAGGTGACGGAATCGGGCACGCCGCCGGGGACGCTGCCGGCGTGCCATTCCCAGACCAGATTGACGGCGGCCTGGACGGTCCCGGTGTTGTTGTGGATCGCGCTGGTCGTGAAGGTAGCCCCGCCGCCGGAGGCGGCGCCGGCGGCGAGGGTGCCGGTGCCGGTGATGGTGGCGCCGGCGACGGTGGCCGAACCGCCCGCGGAGGCGGCGCCGGCGGCAATCGAGCCGGTGCCGGTGAGGGTCGCCCCGGAGGACACGGCGGCGCCAGTGGCGGCGCCAGCGGAAAGCGAGCCGGTGCCGGTAAGGGTCGCTCCGGAGGCTGTGCCGTCCACCGCCGCGGCGGTGGCGTCGTAGGCCAGTGAGCCGTCAGGCAGCCGCTGCCAGCCGGCGGTGGATTCCGCCAGCAGGGAACCGGAGGGGAGGCGCTGTGTCGCCATCAGGACACCACCGGGGCCTGGTCGCAATAGACCGTGGTGGAGGGCTTGGCGAGGCGCAGGCGGGCGATGAAGTGGCCCGCCGCCTGGGGCGTGAAGGTCGCGCTGACGGACTGCTTGACCGGCGTCGTGAGGCCGGTCGTGGTCCAGGTGGTGCCCGAGGTGGTGAGGTTGGTGGCACCGCTATTGATGACGGTCAGGGCGGCGGCCTTGCCGGTGGCGAAACTGCCCAGGTTGCTCGACGACGTGCCGAGGTATTCGACCTCGATCCAGGCGTCTTTGTCGGTGAGGGTGACGTTGTCGGTGCACAGATCCCAGGTCACGGTTTTGGCGGACCCCGCGCTGGCCACGTTGAAATAGGCCTCGGCCACCAGCATGGAACTGGCCGGGTAATTGACGTTTGCCGTCGTGGTGACCTTGTAGGTGTAGCTGTTCGCCGTCCCCTTGATGGTCTGCTCTTCGCGAATGACGCCGAAGTAGTCCTCGATCCAGAATCGGTAATTCGTCGAACCGACGATGTAGTTGTGCATTTCGGCGCGGAACCCGGGTTTGGGGATTCCGGCCGTGATGAGCGTTCCCGACCAGCCCGTCGGCAGTTTGATATTGCGGAAGACGGCGTTTTGAGGGCCGTCGAGGGCGGCGCCGATGAGGTTGAAGCCAGTGCCCCAGTTGGAGAAATCGAAGCCCTCGACCTTGAGGGAATTGGGCCGGCCGCCGCCGGTCATGGAGAAGACCGCCGTCGGCGTGGTGCCGCCGGATTCCACCGAGCCGCCGATGATTTCCAGGACCCGGGAAACGTTGATGGTCTGGCCGCTGGCGCCGAAGCGGATGCGGCAGTTTTCCAGGGTCGCCTTGCCAGAGGTGGAGGCGGTCTGGGAGGAGAATTGCAGGATCGTGCTGGAGCCGGAACCCTGCAGAGAGAAGTCGCAGCCCTTGAGGTGCTGCACGTTTCCGGAGCCGCCGCCGAAAGTGTTGTAGATCGACGATGTTTGGCTCAGGACGAAGCGCAGGTTTTCGATATAGGCGCTGCCGGCGAGGGCGAAATTTGAGTTGCCGGTGACGGTGATGGTCGCGCCGGCCGCCGCCGAGGTGAGGCCGGAGGTCGTGCCCTGGTTGCCGCCGATAATTTGATTGGGCGCCGCCGGGGTCCCCGGCAGGGTGATGGTGGAGCCGCTGCCCGATTCGGAATGAGACGAGGAGACGAAAAGAACGTCGGAGGTCGCCATGCCGGCGGCGGCATTGGCGAGGGTGGTGTAGGCATTGGCCCAGGTATCCTCGGGCGAGGTGGCCGAGCCGGTGTTGAGAAGGTGATATTGGGTCATGGGTTACACTCCAGGCGGCCGGATCATCTGGACCGGGCCGGTGTAGTCGTCTGACATCCAGAGAAAGGACTTGCAGTGGGGCGCCCACTGCAACTTGCCGTACTGGTAGGAATTCCAGGGCGTGACCTGGTTGATCGAGCGGGAGAAGAGCCCCTCGCCGGTGAAGGTCTGCGGGGCGACGGTCCAGGTGCCCGCGAGGGCCTGGGATTGGGTGGAGGCGCCGCCGGGGGGCGTGAGCTTCCAAATCTGGGTGCTGCCGGTGTAGCCGTTGAGGGCGTAGAGGCAGCCGTTGTCGGGGCAATAAGCGAAGGTGCGGTGGTCGATTAGGCCGGCACTGCTGCCGGCGGCATTGACCGGCCAGGAGGTGACCGAGAGGGTGATTTCCTGCCAGGCGAATGGGCTGCCGGACATGGCATTGGACAAGGGGGTCGCGAATAGGCGGTAGCCGACGCCCTGGCTCACGTAGGCGCCGCCGGAATTGACCGCCGAGAAGGCGAGCAGGAGGTCGTAGCCTTCGTGGATGACGATGCCGCCGCCGAAGGCGCTCAGGAATACGCTATTGGTGGAGTTGGTGAGCGTCCAGTCCTTACTGACGGCGCTAAAGATGGCAAACTGGGTGACGAAGGCCGACGAGACGGCATTGCAGCAGATGGCTTTTTTACGGGTCTTGTCGTAGACCGTGGCGCCCACCGAGGCGCCGACGCCGTTCGGGCGCATGGCGTTGGTGCGCTTCCAGGCGGCGGGGCCGAATTCCCACAGGTGCGAGGTTTTGAGGTCGCTGCCCTGAGTGGATCCGGTGGGATTGGCGGCGAGAAGGAAGGCGCCGCCGGCGAGGCCGTAGTCCGCGCCGGGGATGTAGCAATAGCGCATGTATCCGTGGCCCGGCTCCGGGAATATCTTGCCCGGGCGTCCGAATCCCGAGGGCCAGCCGGTCCAGTCGCCGTTCCAATCACCCCAATCCGTGTTGTACTGGACGGCGGCGCCGGTCTGGGTGGTCTGGGTGGGATAGACGGCGTCGAGGTTGGCTTTGTTGGCCGGCTGCGCGGCGGCGCGCACGGCGTACATGCCATCGCTTGGCGGCGGCGTGCCTAGCCACTTCCAGCGGCGGTCGGTCAGGTCGAAGCAGAACGGAACCGGGACATTGATGGCGGAATGGCCGCCGCCGTAGCTGAAATATTGGAAGGTGTCGGTGTTGTAGCCGAAGCCGCCGAAATCGAGGATGTGGTTGAAGCCGAAGAGGTGGTCGGTGCCGGCCCAGGGGCCGTCGTTGGCCGGGGTGGGATTCCAGGACTGGGTCTTGGTGGTGATTTCGGCGAGGGTGGCGCCGAGGCCGGCGGGATGGGTCCCGGCGGCGTAGGAGACCGTTTTGCATTCGCCGGAGGCCGGCGCCCAGGACGGAATCGAGGTGGCCGACATCGGCCCGATGTAGGACTTGGCGACCACGACGCCGGTATAAAACACGGTGCGGACGGCGGAGGTGTCGAAGACGCCGCCCTGGAAATCATTGAGCCACACCAGGGAATGGCCCATGCGGCGGCAGGGCGAGAGCCCTTCCTTGATGTTGATCTTGGTGTAAGGCGTGCCGGGGCTGGGGGCTGAGGTGGCTTCGGTGGTGGTAAGGATCGAGCTATCGAGCGGGCCGTCCCGGAATTGAAAGCCGGTAACGCGGGAGGCGAGGACGCCGTCGATATAGACGTTTTGCTCGCCGTCGGACGGGCTTCCGCCGGCGGCGTTCCAGGTGTTGAGCTTGAGGTCGATCTCGATGCAGTACCAGCGGCCGGGGTAGAGGCTGGCGCCGAGGCCGCCCTGGTTGGAGGCGGATTGGTTGCGTTGGGCGGGATAGTTGTCGTAGCTATGGACGAATGGCGTGATGCCGGCGATCTCGCCCAGCTCGGACGGCTGGCTTTGCAGGCCCAGGCGATCCGACCAGCCTTTGTTGAGGCCGCCGACGCCGGAATTGCCGCCGTGGGCGGTCCAGTGGCTGGGGGTAATGCCCCACTTGCCTTGTACGGGGATGTAGAAGGCCGAGCCGCCGACGATGTTGCGGTACATCTTGAGGTCGGCCAGGGCGCCGCCCATGTTGGTGCCGAAGCGCGCGTAGAAGCGCACATAGAGCCGATCCAGGTTGCCGAAATCGGCCTCCGGGATGACCAGCCAGGAATCGGAGCCGAGGTCGCCGGAATAGCCGACGGCCGTGCCATCGGCGGCGGTTTGGCCGGCGATGTGGACGCGGATGGCGCCGAGGCCGGGGGCCAGCGGGGCGAAGCCTTCGCCGGCATAGCCGGAATCGACGATGGAGACGGTGCCGTCCGTGGTCTGGAGGGAGTTTTGCAGGAATTTCCCGCGCAGGCCGGAGGCGGGATTGCTGGAATATTTGGCCGGCAGGAATGACTCGTCGCCCCGGAAGGCGAAGGGGAGTTTCGTGGGGACGGCGGCGTCGCCGAGGCCGTAGATGTGCCGGGACCAGTCGGAATCGGTGTCCCGCTTGGTGGAGAGCGTGGGATTGCTCGAATACCACAGGAAGACGTCCGCGTAGGACATGCCGTCCAGAATGCGGAGGTTGTAGATGCACTCGCTATGAGCCTCTAGCCCGGCGTCGTACTGGTAGCTGGAGGCGATGCCGTCCTGCTCGGGGTTGGTGGTTTCGTGCGGATTCGCCAGAAAAAACTGGATGGTGGCGGCGGTGGCGTTGTGGCTGGAGACCGGAAGGGTCAGGGTGGCCGAGGTGACGGACTGGGTCGGCATCTCGAATTCCATCGCCGCCTTGCTGGTCAGGGAGACTTCCGGAGAGCCCAGGTGGGTGATGGCGCCGGCGCCGGTCAATTCGGCGCAGGCGAGGCAGGCCAGGGTGTCGGTGCTGGCGTCGGCATAGACGACGCTGATGTAGGGCAGCGGCTGGGTCGGGCTGTGAATGCCCCCCAGGCTTCGGGCGCCTGAGCCGGAGACGCGGACGATGTAGGCGTTCCACTTGCCGCGGGCGAAGGCGGCGTCGCAGCCGGCCTTGATGTCGGCGGTGTAAATGGCGGCGCCGCTGGTGACGGCGTTAGCGGCGACACTGCAGTGGGGCAGCGTGGTGGCCTGGGCGGTGCCGGCGGTATTGACCCAATCGCCTCCGGAGTTGAGCCAGGGCCACATGGCTGCGCGGTCGACATACTGGGCATCAGGCCCCAGGGCGCTATTGCTGCCGCCGTTGAGCTGCCCCAGGTAGAATGGGACGCCGCCGGTCACGCCGGCCCGGGCGGCGGGGCCGTAGCTGGTGGCGGCGGGGTCTTTTACCATGACGACGCCAGGGGTCCAGTCGGTAAAGAGCCGCGGCTGGTCCGTCCGGTATTTTCCGACGATGGTCGAGGGCGTGATCGTGCGGCGTCCGCCGTGGACCTCGCCGCCCGAGCCGCAGGTGTAGACCTCCCCCATGGGCTACGCCGCTCAGGGGGTGTTGAAATTGATGGTCGATGAGTTGACCGTGAAGGTGCCGGCGGTGCTGCTGACGTCGGAGCCGAAGTCGTTGAGATAGACCAGGGGGTCCGCACTCGAGGCGCCGCCGAGCGCCGCGTAGCAGGCGAGGTAGCGGGCGGTGATGGTCGAAGTGGTCCAGCTCACGCTGGGATAGACGACCTGGGTGCGGTGGTTGGTGGTGTCGGTCGTGAACCAGGAGGTGGGATTGGCCGTTGCGCCGGCGGCGGTGTAGCCGGTGCCGCTGGCCTCGTTGGTGAGGTCGCTGCGCCGGGAATGAGTGCGAGCCGGGGTGTAGGACGACGTCAGCAGCATGCACTTGTAGGTCGTGCCGCTGGTGATGGTGCCGACCGCGACGTCGCGGAGGAAGCTGTCGTAAACGATGGAGGCGGCCTGGGCCGGAATGCCGAGGGCGAAGGCCAGAGCGGCGAGGAGAAGACGAAGGGAGTGCATGGGGGTCCTCACAGTTGGGTCAATTTGGCGACGGCGTGAAGGCCGTCTCCGATGGCGGTGGGTTTTTCGCTGACGCGGTAGTTGCCGGCGGCCAGGGCGACGAGGTCCCCGCGGGAGAGGTCGGGGAAATCGCTGGTCGGGTAGAACAGGACCGGCGCGTCGTCGATGACGACCCCGCCGAGCGCGGGGCCGCCATTGAGGTCGAGAATGCCGCGCCCCACGATGTCGGCGCCGCCCGCCCCGGGGGTGACCGTGACGGGGTCGCCGAGGATGCGGAAGCAGGGTGCTGCGAAGCGGGCAAAATCGACCATCGGCGCTTAGCGAATGACGCCGTCGAGAACCACGCGGGCGGTGGTGTCGCCGCTCGCCTTGGCCTTGGTCAGCGCACCGACCAGGGTGTTGCTGGTGGCGGTGGTGGTTAGGCGCTTGTTGGTGTCGTCCCAATACATCTTGGCGCCGACCGAGCCGGTGTCGGTGGAGAGAGCCGTGATGTCGAACACGCCTTCGCGGGCGAATTCTCCGGCCGCCCCGCTGACGACGTCATTGCAGGCGACGCCGAACAGCGTGCCGACGAGGGCGCCTTCGCCGGCGCTGCGGGCGTAAGGCGCGGTGAGGGTGAGGGTGTCACCTTCCTGAACGTAGTTTTTCATGGGATATCCTTTCGTGGGTGCGTTGATGTCGCCCAGGTCGCCCCGGGCGCGCTGGCATCAGGCGCCGGCGTTCTTGTAGAGGCCGCGGTAGTCGATGGCCTTGGCGGCGAAGTCAAGACGGGCTTTGAGTTCCATGCCATCGACTTCGAAGCCCTGGCGGGACTCCAGGTACACGCCCTGCTGGCCTTCGAGGTAGCAGTACTCGACGGTGTCGATCTGGCTGGGGTCGGCGGCCAGATACCAGGCCGTGGTGCTGTTGGCATCGAGGCGGCCTTCGACGACGACTTCCAGTCCGCCCTTGAATGGGTTGATATCGCTCGATTTGGCGCTAACAAAATCGGCGCTGGTGTACTGGTTGGCGATGGTTTCCTTGGCCGCCGGCACGATGAGGAAGCGCGGGGCCAGGTTCATGACCACGCTCTGCGGGGTCTTCTGGATCCGCATACCGGCGCGCCCGACGTCAAGGCTCGCCACGGAGATGGCGGTGCCGGTGCCGGTGAGGTTGGCGTGGGTAGCGTGGAAGAGCGCGACGCCATCGGCCAGGGCGGCATTGGCGGTCAGGATGCCGTAGACCGTATCGGACTCGTAATTGGCGGCGGCGGTGGCGAAGAGCTGCGGCAGACGGGTGAAGGCGGACAGGTCGTCATTGATGATGACCTGGCGCGTAATGCCAATGATCTTGCCGACGGTGGCGAGCTGGTAGGTCTCCTTTCCGTCGGTGACCGCTCCGCGCTTGAATTCTCCGTTTTCATTGACGGTTTCAAGGGCCGGCGCGTCCGACAAGGCGACGCGGGTGATGGTCTTGAAATCGGCGGCGGTGGTTTCGCGCGCCCATGCGGTGAATGTGCGCGGCGCCGCCTGGTAGGCTTGGCGCAGGGTCTTGTTGGCGACGTTGGCGACGATGTTGGGCAGGTCGCTGGTGCCTTCGAAGGCGCGACGGGCGATGTCCTGCTTGTCCATGCCGCGGGTGCGGATGCCTTGACGCTCCAGACAGTCGCGGGCCAGTTCGATCAGGGTCAGGCCGCGGAATTCGCGGGCGCCTTCCGGCAGCGCGTTGCGGGGGCTGAAGCGGTGCAGCAGCGCAGCGGACGCCATTTCGCGACGGGTTTCGGTTTCGTCGCGCACGGTCTGGATGTCGGCGCGGCTGGAGACCTGGGCTTTGTCGCTGCGCTCGGCGAGTTTGCCGAGGATGCCGGCATTGGCATCGGCCACGGTTACGCCGCGGACGATGTAGTCGTCGGCGAGGGCGTCTTCGAGGCCGGCGGCGCGGACGGATTTGCGGATGTCGGCGGCGCGGAGACGCTCGGCTTCGGCGGCTTCGCGACGGACGGCGTCGAGATCGGGTGCGGTCGGGGTGCCCGCGCCCTGGGTTTGAGCTTCTTGGCCCATGGTGAGTCCTTTCTGAGAGGCGCCCGGTTCGGGCAGTTCGATGACCCGATAGCCCGGTTGGGAATCGGATGGTTCGCCCGCTTCGTGGCTACGAGACAGGCCCACGGTGGCATCCGCTGGGATGTCTACAAAAGACACCTCCATGGGAAGCCACCGCGTAATGCGGTATTCATCCGGGGCGTTGCCGCCGTTGGACTTGACGAGGGTCCGCTCCAGGACCTGGTAGGCGACCGAGACGTTGCGGACGATGCCGTCGGCGATGTCCTGCAGCAGGCCTTCCATGCCTTCGCGGCGGGAGAGCTTGACTCCGACGTAGCCGCGACCGCCCTGAATCCAGGCCCGCTGGGTGACGCCAATGAGGCACAGGGGGCTGTCGCCGGTACTGAACCGGCCATGATTGGCGAGGACCGGAGCCCCGTTGGCGAGACGGGAGAGGTCGCACTCGCCTTCGTTGTGGCCGAGGATTTCGACCCATGGGTCATCCCACCAGGAGGAGCGCAGATAGGGCTCTTCCGACGAGAAGGGGAATTCTAGGACGAGGTTTTCGGCGGGGGCGGTTTCGCCGCCTTCGCCGGTCCCGTCGCCCTCTGCCATGCGGCGGGAGACGGCGAGGTCAAATGAACGGTAGAGGGTGCCGTCGAGGCGGCTTTGGGCGGTCATGCGGTGGCTCCTTGGGTTTCCTTCGCCGCCGCAGCGGCGCCGAGGGCAAGCTGGTCGATGAGGATGGCGATGCCGGCATCCAGGAAGCGATTCTGGTCTTCCTGGATTTCCTTGATGTTCTGGGCGGGGTCGCCGCCGCGACCGCGCACACCTTCCTGCCAGGACTTGAGTCCGGCGGCGATTTCGAGCAGTTCACCGGCGACGTCTTTGACGGGATCGACCCATTCCCAGCGGGGGGCCGTCCAGGTACGGGTGATCTGGGCTTTAGGGCGCAGGGCGCCGGAGAGCCCAGCGGCCACCAGGAAGGCGTCGAGGATGCGGTCGAGGGCCATGGGGACCAGGGCGAGCCAGCGGAATTGCTCGATCTGTCTGCGGAATTCCAGGAGGCCGCCGCGCATGGAGGAGTAATTGACCTGGGAGAGGTCGCCGGTCAGGAGTTCGTAGGTGAGCCCGGCGCCGGCGGCGATGGCGTGGAGTTGCTGGCGGACGTAATCCTCGTAGCCGCGGACGTGTTGCGGGGCGCCGAAGGTCACGTCTTCCCCATTCTTGAGATACTGGACGGTACCGGCGGCGAGGGTTTCGATGCGGCCGGGGGTTCCGGTCTTGCCGGTGCCGGTGACGCCATTCTCGTCGTCGTTTTCTGTGGTGACGAAGGCGGCGAAACAGGATTCGATGCCTTTGCGGACCAGCTCGGCCTCTTCGTAATCGTCGAGATCGCGCAGGCGAAGCATGGCGGGAGCCATGCGGGGGACGCCGCGAACCTGGCCGGGGCGGGTCTTTTCGTAAAGGTGGACGATGTCCGACGCGGGAACCCGGCGGCTGGTGAGGCTTTTGAGGATGGGCGCGGAGTCTCCGGGATGGGCGCCATAGAGCCAGTAGGCGACGCGGCGTCCGATGGCGTCGAATTCGACGCCGTTGAGGATCCAGCCGCCGCCGGGGAGTTGTTCGTTCTTGATGTTGTCGATGTAGTCCGGCTCGATGACCTGGATCTGCAGCGGGACGGCGAGGCCGTCTTCGGGGCGGCGCCAGCGCAGGCGGATGAGGACTTCGCCCGACTCGAACATGGCGGAAACGGCAAGAGCGATGAGGCCGGCGAAGTCGTGCTGGCCGTCGGCGTCGCATTCGCGGCACCAGTCATCCCAGACGCCCTGCCCTTCCGACAGGCGCAACATGAAGCCGGTGCCGACGGCATTGCCGACGAAGGCGCGAGCCGCTTTGGCGGCATAGGGGTTGTCGCGGATGAGTTCGCGGGAGCGGTTGCGCAGGGCCACCAGGGACGGGCCGATTTCCGCGTTGGCGGAATTGCTGCCGGAGACCCAGCCGGCCGTGCGGCGGCCTGTCTTGGCGCCCTCATAGCCGCGGGTGGCGACGCCCAGGGCGGCGCGGGCGCGGAGGCGGCGCACGCCGGCGGCGGGGTTGATCCAGCCGATGAGGCGGTCGAGTGCGGTTTGATTGGCGGCCATCAATCGCGGATCCGGGTGACGTAGGACACGCGCGGGGATGCGCTCACGGCGCCGGCAGCCTGGAGTTCGCCGCGGATGATGTCGCGGCGCTTGCGGAGGTCGTCCGCGGACTGGTAGGTCACCCGACGGCCGGCGACTTCGACGGTCAACTCGCCGGTGGCGAGCGCGGATTCGATTGCCGCGAGATCAGTCTGGGTAAAAGCCATGGCTCGTCAAAAAATGGATGACGAGCGTGATTAGATAATCACCTCCTGTCGCATTTCGAGGCCAGATTGCGACAATCGACTAGCCTGCACTGGTCTGCCGATAGCGGATGGCGCGATAGATGGTGGCCCGGTGAACGCCCAAGTCTTCGGCAATTTCGTCGACGTTGCGGCCGTTCCAGCGGCGGCGGATTTCGTCGCGCAGGGCGTCTCCGCGCAACTCGTTTTTGGCGATGCGGGGGCGGTCGCCGGCGAATTCGCTGCGGAGTTGCTCGGTTATGCGGGCGGCAAAGGTCTCTTCCATGCCGCCCTGATAGGTCGGAAGGGCCTCCATGAGCATGTCGAATAGACGCGAGATCAGATCGGCTCTCACCGGCGGCGATCCATAATGCGGGACATGAGTGCGGCATGTCTGGACGCGTCAACGGCAGCTTTAGACCGGCTCGTAGGACGGTTGTCAAGAGTTGTAGTGCGCTGGGCTTGGTCTAGCGCGGAGGCCCATAGCGTTTCAAGCGGTGCCGGCTTAGTGGCCGCGAATAGGTCTCCCGACACAGGTTCAAGAACCGATTCGAGTTTGGCCCAGTGCGGCTCCTTCCAGAGATGGATCCGCAGCGACGGGTGATGGGCTGCAGCCAGGGCATAGCACCAGGTATCCAGGGCCTCGTTCCGGGGCCGGACCTTGACCCAGCGGCGGCGGTTCGGGTCCCAAACTTCGGCGGTGAGCTGGCTGTAGAAACTGGCGTCCAGGCCTTCCGGGAAATGGATCAGGCGGTCGTGCTCGAGGGGCCGCTTGCCGTCGGCGGTGAGGACGGCAAAGAGGACGTGCTTGGCGGTGTCGCCGCCGACCAGCCAGCCTTCGGCGCCGTGTTTGATGGTCTTGCCGCGGACGGTGACGTCGAGCTTGCTGGGGCGGTTGATGATCGGCTTGCCTGGAGTGCTGGCGCCCTTGACGGCAATGACGCGCCCGCGGCGGGTGCGGGTGTAGGCGAGGACGTGGTCGGTTAGGTAGCCGGAGTCGATGGCCACCAGGGAGGGGCGCATGGGAACTCCGCGGCTGTTGGTCAGGGGCTGGGCGAGGTGGGCGTCCAGGGCGGTCCAGGCTTCCGCGGTGGTCGGATCGGCGGGGAGTTCGACGTAGTCGATGACCCATTGCTGCCCTCCCCGACCGTGCCCGATGATGAGGATGGCAAATCGGTCTTTCTGGACGTCGACGCCGGCGGTCAAGGCGAGGCAGCCAAGGGGGATGTCGCGCGGATTGAAGATGCCGGCGCGGGCTTTTAGGTCGTCTTCGTCCAGTTTTTCGTTGGGGTCGGCGACGACTTCGCCGAGGCGCAGGTTAGTGAATGTTTTCTGGCGGGCGGGGGCTTTGGCGGCCTCGATCCATTCGGCGGCGAGTTCGGCCCAGGTGAGGCCGAGGCCGATCGGGGTATAGAGGGCGTTGATGTGAAACCCGGCGACGGGACGCTCGGGATAGGTGGCGACCCAGCGGCCGGCGGCGAGCATAACGGTCTTGTGGTGCTCTTCGATGCCGGAGCCGCAGTCGCCGCAGTGGTAGAGGGCGCGCTCGGGCTGGCCCTTGGGCCAGCGCAGGTTGTCCCAGACCAGGGGCTGTTCGTGGCCGCAGTGGGGGCACGGCACGTGGTAGCGGCGCTGGTCGCTGGCCAGCCATTCCTTGTTGATGCGGGAGAGGCTTTCGATGGTGGGCGTGCTGACCAGGAAGACCTTGCGCCGCGGGAAGGTGGAGGTGCGGGCCTCCGCCAGTTTGATCGGGTCGCCCTCTCCTTCCAGTTCCTGCGGGTAGGCGTCGATTTCGTCCAGGAAGACGTAGCGGGCCGGCATCGAGCGCAGGCTGGCGCCGGAATTGGCGCCGCTGATGACCCCGACGCCGCCGGCCCATTCCTTGAGGAGGGTGGTGTTGCCGGAATCCCGGGAGCGGGCCGGGGCGATCTTGGCGCGCAAGCTGGGGCAGTCCTCGATCATAGCGGCCAGGCGCTGCTTGGACCACCGCTCGGCCATGTCCAGGGTGGGCTGGACGATCATCATCGGCGCCTTCTGGGTGTCGATGAACCAGCCGACCCAGTTGTTGCCAATCTCGGTGCCGGCGGATTGGACGGATTTCATGAAAACGATGCGCTTCGCCGGGTGTTCGGCGGAGAGGCAGTCCATGATCTCGGCGGCGTAGGGCACCCGGGAGGTGCGCCAGGGGCCAGGCTCGCCTGCGCCCTTGGTGGGAAGACGGCGATGGGCGTCGGCCCAGGCGGTGACGGAGAGTCGTGGCGGGGGTTCGAAGCCTTGGGCGAAGGCTTCGGCCATCAGGTCTGCGCCATCGATGCCGCCGAAGACGAAGCGGTCAGCCGCGCCCATCTTCGCCATCTGGAATCTGGAAGTTTCGGCATGCGGCGGCCAGGTCGGCAAGCACCAGATCAATTTCCGCGACCAGCATGGCGTGGCAGGCTGCCGGCTCGGCTTCTGCGGCCAGGCGATCGGCGAGTTTGTCGGGTATCTTCTCGAAGGCGCTGCGGGTCATGGCGGCTAGGCTGACCGCCGAGCGGCGGACCTTGTCGGCCTCGACCAGCATGCCTTCGCGCTCCCGAAATTCCAGCTCGGTGAGCTTGGCGCGGAAGGCGGCTTCGTGTGTTCTGGCCTGCTTGTAGGTGAGGTCCAGCCTGTTGCCGGAGCCGACGTCCTGCACCACCCGGCTGCCGGCGCCGGGCTTGGCGTTGGCGCCGTTGTCGGCCTTGGCCGGGTCGGTGGTGTTGCGGATGAGCTTCTCGGTCAGGGCGAAGTCCACAAGTTCCTTGCCGTCCACCGTCACCATCACCAGCCTGCCCTGCTTCTTGAGCTTCGTCACATAGGGCGCCGAAACGCCGAAGTGGGCAGCGAATTCGGTAAGGGTTCCGGCTGCCTGGGGCATGACTTACTCGGTAGATTCCGGGAACGGCTCGCCGGTGGCCTCGAGGGTGGCGACCTGGCCGGTGAAGGCCATCCAGCGGCGCACCGCCAGCACCCGCCCATGACCAGCAATGATCCCCCCCCCTTCGTCGATCAAGACCGGGTTGGTCCATCCCCACTCCCGCATCGACGCCGCAATCTGCGCCACCTGCGAATCGCTGTGCGTCCGCGAATTCCGCGCATACGGCACCAACGACTCCACGCTGCGCTGCTCAATCGCATCCGGAATTGCAACCATCAATCAACTCCTTGTAAAACTTAACCAATGCCCAATCGCTATACCTAGCGAAAAAACGGGGCTCGCATTACC